GCGTTAAAGGCAAGGACTCTATTCAGCAGGGTGTCCAGTATGTCCAAGACCAGCGTATCAGTATTACCAGAAGAAGCGTGAACGGTTGGAAAGAATATCAGAACTACCTATGGAAGATTGATGCCAACGGAAGAGTGGTGAATGTCCCGGAAGACATCTTTAATCACTTTATGGACGCAGTTAGATACGGGTTTGATAGTTTTAAGCCTGTTAGTATGGTGTTAAAAAATAAGGTTCTAAACACAAGATTTAATAAGTTAAACAATAAAACAGATGCCTAGACCTAAAAAGGTTGAGAGTATCGAGCCAGTAATCACTGAGCCGATTGCCGAACAACCTAAAGACGATTCAATCGTCACGACTTGCGATGATAAATACCATTTAGAAGTTGGAGTTTCTATCGGTAGCGGTTCATTCGTTTGCAAGTATTGTAAGAAGCGTTTTGTTTATAAAGATAAACAGATTTTTGACTATGTATAACCCTACTAACATTTTTGAGTTAGTCAGGGAAGAACGCAAAGAGTTTTTGGACAACGATATTGAGATTGTCGATGGTTGTCATTTCAATCAATACAAGACGATACAGAAGATACATAAGTATTACTCTGGACATTATGATGGCTCTGATTACGAGGTGGTCAACGGAATCACTCGTAAAAAGATATTCCATAACATCAATAAGTGGCGCTGTATGGTGTCCACCAAGATGATTGATGTGGATACTTCGCAGATTAAGTTGATACCTAAAGAACCAGATTATGATTGGCCAACCTTCTTACTTGAGAAAGATTTAGGGGCTTGGTTGCAGAAGTCTAGGTTCGGTAAACTGTTGAACAAGATTTCCTCCAACTTGCCAAGATATGGCTCGGTGGTTCTAAGGAAGACCAAAGATGGAGCTGATATAGTAGATTTAAGAAACTTCTTTATCGAACAGTCCGCTGAAAGTTGCTCTGCCTCCAGGTTCAATATCATCAAGCACAATCTAACTTGCTCACAGTTGAGAAAGAAGCGTGGTGTTTGGGATAACGTGGACTTTGCCATAGACAACTTTCGTTCATCCGTTAAGAAGTCTTATGTTAATGGCCAAGAGATTAAAGAGGCTGTTAACACTCCCTATGTCGAGGTATATGAGCGTTGGGGAGAAGTGCCTAAATCTTTCTTGACTGATAAAGAAAAAGACAGCAACGACTACGTCTATTCTTGGATGATAGTTGCTGGTGTAGATAACATACAGACCAATGAAGATGGAAAGAAGATTGGTGAAAATGGCGTTGTCCTTTTCCGTAAAGAGATTAAAGAAGAAGATTTGCCTTTAATTGACATACATTACAATAAGGTAGAAGGAAGATGGCTTGGCGTCGGTGTAGTAGAGGATACTTTCGAGCAACAGAGGATAGTCAACAAGGTAAAGAACTATGAGGATAAGGCGATGGAGCTTTCTTCCTTGCTGTTGCTTACTACTCCAGACGATACAGTTGTTAGCAACGTTTTGACTGATTTGGAGAATGGAGATTTAATCCAATCTCAACAGGGAATAAACAGAATAGACAACAGGAACTTGGCTAGCGGAGAGTTCAGCAAGGTATCGCAGGAATACGAGACATCGGCAGACAGAGCGACGTTCAGCTATGACGTGGTTAGAGGCGAGGGAGCGCCAGCAACAGCCACTCTTGGCTCTGTCCAACTACAAGCTCAACAGGCGGCTAGCGTGTATGACTTTATCAGGGAGAACATCGGTCTTGGGCTAGAGCAGTTTTTCGAGGATTTGGTCATTCCAGGGTTAATCAAGGAGAAGTCAGACAAGCATTATCTACTGTTGACTGGAGGTGAGCCAGAAGTCCAGAAGATTAGGGAGAAGATGGTCGATGTTGCTTTGAGAGAGCGTGGGGTAGAAAAAATAGAAGCCGCCGATAAACAGAAGATGGTTGATGACCTTAAAAGAGAGAATAAGATTTGGGTTGAGGTCGAGAAGAATTATTACGATAAAGTTAAGGAAGGATATGGTGTTAAGATTGTCGTTACCGGAGAGGGTGTTAATATCCAATCAGACCTAACTAACCTTAACTACGTTATCGAGCTTGTAAGCAAGAACCCTGCTATGCTCGCCAACCCAGTGCTTAAACGCCTTCTGTTCAAGATGATGGCTAAAACTGGAATGAATATAAGTGAATTAGAGGCGTTAGAGGTTGAACAACCGATGCAACCGACGCAAGCACCACAAATACCTGAGCAATTACAACCTAATTTAGCTTAATATGGACAATGAGTTTAGAAAGAACATACAAATCCTAGTCCAATATCCTGAATGGCAGGCTTATGAGGCTTATCTTCGTAAATGGCTTAAAGATATAGAGGTTATTAAATACAAAGAGGGTGATGATTTAAGTGTTATAGGGGCTAAGGTGGTTGGTATGAACGAAATGAAGACATTGCTAGAGAAACATTTGAACGATATAGGTGTTATAGCCAAGCAGATAAACAAAAGGCAAAACGACCAAACGGAATAATCGGCATTAAGCCGTTTATATAACCGCTGATTAAGGAGACAGATGTGTCCTTATGAGGCAAGAATAAAATGTCAGATGACAACAAGGTCTTGACCCCAGATGAGGTTAAGGCAAAAGTGATTGAAGATTTCGGATTTGATGAGAATGAAGATGCCGAACGCATCGAGAAGCTCACCAATGAAAGAATCGAAAATCAAAAGAGCCTTTCCACCGCTATTAGGCAAAAGGTAGAGTATCGAAAGAAGCTTACTGATGCCTTGGGTGATGAAGGACAGCCAGACGGCGAACCTAAAAAAACTAATCAACAGCCAAACTACGAGGAGCGTTTAGAGCGACTCGAGTTAAAAGAAGATGGTTATCTCGACGATGAGATTGAACATCTGATGAGTATGGGCGGGAAAAAAGCCCTTGCTAATCCGATTATCGCTAAATCCATCGAGGCTATAAGGAACGAACGTAAGGCTCAAGATGCTATACCTGATAATGGGTCTGGCAACTCACCTATTTTCCAAAAAAAGACAGCTGAAGACATCAATAATATGTCAGTCGCTGAACTGGAAAAAATCCTTCCTAGAGCCGAGAAATAACCGTTAGTGGCTACGTAAAAAAATGAGTTCTGTAACAACTGGTTTGACAAATTTGATGCAAATCTTCTACGACAAGGTTTTCCTTGAGAGAGCCAAGGTCGTCCAGATTGCGTCTTGGGGCGCTCAGGTTAAGAAGATGCCTAAGAACAGCGGCAAGACTGTCTATTTCAATAGATTTAGTCCTTTGGCCAAAGTTACTTCTGGTATCACCGAAGCTGGCGTTCCTTCTGCTTCCGATATGACTACGACCATCGTCTCGGCGACTGTCGCGGAATACGGAAACTACACCAAGATTGGTTCTTTGTTCGACTTGACTTCTATCGACACCGACTTGCAGGAACACGCTGATGTGATGGGTCAAAACGCTGGTGAGTCTTTGGATGGTTTGGTCTTCGCAGAGTTGTCTGCCAATGCCACCACCCAGCTCGCTGGTGCTAAATCCAGCATCACAGATATCGCTGCTACCGATGTTTTCTCTGGTGCTGAGGTCCGCAAGGCTGTCCGCACCTTGAAGTCCAACAAGGCTATGCGTTTCGAGAACGGATATTTCCGTGGTATCGTCCAACCGTATACTTCCTATGATTTGATGGCTAATAGTGAATGGCTTGATGCTTATCGCTATACCGATGCCTCAAACATCAGGCAGGGCGTTATTGGTCGCTTGCACGGTGTTGAGTTCGCTGAAACTTCCGAGACCATCTCTGAAAATTCCACCGCTACTGTGTATTCTAACTTCATCTTTGGTAAGAATGCTTATGGTATCGTTGATATCGGTAGCACTTCTACTCCGAAGATTTATGTTAAGACTCCTGGAGCTGGTTCTACCGACAACCCTGTCGATACTTTCAGCACTATTGGTTGGAAGGCCACCTTTGTCGCTAAGATTCTCAATGCAAATTGGGTTATCAATTGCAAGACTGGCGCTAGTGCCTAAATTATAGTTTTTTAATTATAATCTGCCTCGTGTCTCTTCCTGACTGGAGAACACGAGGTCAGTCAGAAGATTATGACTCTCAATGATTTCGAGAAAGAGCTTAAAACTCTAGACGAAAAGCTATCTATTAAAGCGAACCCTAACAACCCAGACTTGGCTTCTATCCAATATAGCAACCAACATCTTTTAGGTTGTCCATCTAATAACGTCTATGACGAGATTAAGGAGGAGTATGGCGTTGCCACTCGCTCTGGGGCTTTTATCAGACACAGAACAAGGTTGGAGATATTAAATATCGTCAAGGCTCAACTCTCTCGCATAAACTCCGACAAAGACTATCGAGACGCCCTTTTAGGTGAGGGTGAATATGCTTAAAATACTTTTTATCAACCGACCTAAGAACACTTGGGTGGGAGGTGATTATGTGCAAATGGAGGCGACTGCCGAAGCTCTCCGTAAACTAGGGCATACAGTTGATATATCGGAAACTCCTCTACCGATGCCAGCCAAAAAGATGTTTGACTATGATGTTGTTCAGATATTCAACTTCTCTATGCCTTGGGCTAAGCTGGGTGTTTGGGCATCTAAGACTAAAAACTTGAAGACCGTTGTTTCTATGATTTACCACGAAGGGGAAAACTTTATAGACTACCCCACTCAACAGATAATGTTCAACGCCATAGATAAGGCGGTGTTTCTAACAGAGGGTGAGATTGAAAGGGTTAAGAGGCATTTAACTGTTGATGAGAATAAGTGCGTCATTATAGAAAACGGCCTTGATTTGTCTTGGTTCGAGCCTTTGGATATAAATGGGCAGACAGAGCCTTATGCCCTCACTGTGGGGCGTATAGAGCCTTTTAAGGGGCAATTAGCGGTGGCTCAAGCGTGCCAACAACTAGGAATTAAGTATATTTGCGTTGGTGAGGTGGTGGATAGGAACTATGCCAACCAAATAGAGGGAGCTGGCGGTATTCTAGTTGGTAAGATGTTCGGTGAAGATTTGAAAAAGATGTATCGTGCTTGCTCTGTTTATGTCCTCGCATCTCAAGCTGAGGTTATGCCTTTGACGGTTATGGAGGCAGGCAGTCAGAAGAAGAATATAGTGATGTCCGACCATTGCGAATGGAAAATCCCTTGTTGCGAATACGTCAAGCACGGTGATGTCGAAAAGATAAAGGAGGCTATCGAAAAAAGCTTGAAGAAGGGAGATGCGATAGAGCTTTACGATAAAGTGAAGACTATGACTTGGGAAAATGTCGCTAAAAAATTATTAGAAGTATATGAGAGTATTGCTGATGACAAGGCCAAATGACGGAATATTGGGAGGTGATTTGTTGCAGATAGAAAATACTGCCAAGGCTTTAAGGTGCTTAGGAATAGATGTCGATGTTAGGTCGTCAGGAGATTATAAAAACTACGATATAGTCCACTTCTTCGTTCTTAACTTGCCTAATATGCAAGAGAAAATAAGGGAAGCCAAAGAATGCGGATGCAAAGTGATTTTAAGTCCTATATACAGGGATAAAAAATATGGTGAATGACAACCCAAAGGACAATCAAATAATTTTCAATGCTATATGCCAAAAATATCGGTCATAATGCCGACTTTTAATGACAGAGGATATTTGAAAGAGGCAGTTCAGTCTGTTTTAGACCAGTCTTTTAAGGATTTCGAGCTTATCATTAAAGACGGTTCACCGCACCCATCGTTTTTATCGCTTCCGAGGAATGAAAAAATAAAGGTTATTTGGGGTAAAGACAGGGGGATAACCGATGCGATGAACACAGCGATGAAAATAGCTACCGGTGATATTTTCTGCTGGGCTAACGATGACGATTTAATGGATAAAGATGCTTTGCAGACAGTTATTGACAATATCGGTGATAATAAATGGTTATACGGAAACATAGAAATGTTCAATGGAGGCCAAGCGTTCATTTGGGGAGGAGATTGGGATTATGAGCGTCTAAAAGAGGGAAACTTTGTTCCACAGCCTGCTGTTTATTGGACAAAGGAAGCTTACAGGGAAGTCGGAGAGATGAGTGAAGAAAACGACCTTGTTTCTGATTACGAATACTGGTTGAGGTTAGGCTCTAAGTATGAACCTAAGAGGATAAACAATATAATGGCTCGTTATCGTGTTCATAAAGACCAAATAACCGTTAAGATAACCGCCGAACAGCTTAGACAGGCGGACAATATTAAAAAGTTATATGCGAATACTAATAACAGGTAACCAAGGGTTTATCGGACGTAACTTCGAGAAGAAGTTGACAGCGTTAGGCCACAATGTTTGCGGTGTTGATATTAAAAGCGGAATAGACTGCCGTGATTTCTTTAAATCAAGCAAAGAGGTTTTTGATTTAGTCGTTCATTGCGCAGCGATTGTCGGAGGTCGTGCCAATATCGAGGGCAATCCAATCCAAGTGGCCACCGACCTATCAATAGACGCTGAAATGTTCAATTGGGCTGTCAAGACCGGGCAAAAGGGGGTTGTTTACTTCTCTTCATCGGCGGCATATCCGATAGAAGACCACAATACCATCGGAAACGTGTCTAAAGAGGGCGATATAAGCCTTAAAAACATAAAAGAACCTGATGAAACCTATGGCTGGGCCAAATTGACAGGCGAGATGTTGGCTAAAAAGGCCAGAGAAAAGGGTGTAAATGTGTATGTTTTTAGGCCGTTTTCAGGTTATGGAGAAGACCAAGATTTAGACTATCCTTTCCCTTCTTTTATCAATAGGGCTAAAAACAAGGTAGAAACTTTTGATATTTGGGGAGACGGTGAACAGGTAAGAGATTTCGTCCATATAGATGACATTTTTGACACTGTTATGGCCGTTGTAGAAGCTAATTATCAAGAACCAGTTAACATCGCCACTGGCAGAGCTACCTCTTTCAATGATTTGTTCAATTTGATTTATGATGGGCTTGACAAACCTAAAATAAATTATTTACAAACTGCCCCAAAAGGTGTAAAATATAGAGTAGGTAGTATAGATTTGATGTCTAAATTCCACACTCCGAAAGTTACTCTTGAAGAAGGCATTAAACGCTCTTTAAATGAGTAAAACTAAAATCCTTACAATTTATACGGAGTGGGCGACAAACGAGTGGAGAAAGGCAAATAACGCCTATGGAGGGGTAGGATATTATAGAGTAGTGAAGCCAGCTCAATACTATTCCAAATACTATCAAGTAGATGTGGCAGGAGACCTTTCTATGTTCGGAAAGACAGATGTCGAGAGATGGCAGAACATCTTTAAGCGCTATGATATAGTCTATCCTCGCCATTGCGACAATTCCCACGCTATGTCGGCGATGCTCGCTTTTGGGTCTTATTACGAAAAGAAGGTGATAATGGACTTAGACGACAACTACTTGGCCATCAAGAAAGACAACCCAGCCTATGAGGTATATAAGCAAGGTAGCGAGAAAATGATTTCCACAAGCGTCGGCATAGAATTGTGCGATGCCATAACCGTTTCAACTGAACCGCTTAAAAAAGCGTATAGTAAATTAAATAAAAATATATTCGTTTTACCGAACTGTAATGATTATAGAGACTGGCTAGGAAAGAATAAAAAGTGGAACGATGGCAAGATAAGGTTAGGATATTCTGGCTCTATTACTCACGACAGTGATATGGCGATTGTGTTGCCAGTTATTAAAGAGCTATTAGCTAAATATCCGACATTGCAATTTGAAGTCCTAGGAGCTGTGAAAGATAAAACGTCTTTCTTAAAAAACTTTGAAGGATTTGAAGATAGGATAAAGATTTTATACGGAACACAAGGCTGGGAAGGATATCCCCAGATAATGAAAAACACTGGCTGGGATATAGGAATTGCCCCTTTAGTAGATGATAAGTTCACAATCTGTAAAAGCCATATAAAATGGATGGAATACGCTATGTGCGATATACCTTGCGTAGCGTCTAAGACATATCCGTATTACAAAGAGATACAGGGCATTAACACTATCATAGACGGGCAGACTGGATTATTAGCCGATAGCGAAAAGGAATGGAAAGAGAAACTATCGTCTTTGATAGAGAGCGAAACATTGAGAAAAAATATTTGCATAAACGCACAGAACTACATTAAAAATAATTGGCAATGGGAAAGTCAGGCGGATAAGTGGAGAGATGCTTTTGAGGCAATCTTAAAACTACCGAAAAACCCTAAAGCTCAAATACCTAAATGATACTTTCATCTACCACCCTGACTGGTATAACAGAGAAACCGTCCTTATTTGAAGATGTGGATTTTATTTGCGGTTTTGCTGACCAGACATCAGGAGCAACGGCATACCCTTATGCTGATAGGCTTCGCAATACTAACAAGTGGCTGTATAAATTCGCTATTGAGGCGTGGAAAGCTGATGGCTCTTGGACTTTTGACGACAGCAACTATACAGACCTTCCAATAGCCACTAACAGCTTAGTAAACGGTCAATCAGATTATACTTTGCCGACATCTTTGCTTAAAATTGAAAGAGTGTCGTATAAAAACGCTAGCGGAGATTATGTTGATTTGGAATATTTAGATAAAAGGACATTGCCTGAGATAGGAAACGATGACGCTGGGCTACCTACTGGATATTATTTGATAGGAAACTCTATATTTTTAACTCCTAAGCCTGACACCAGTCTTTTGACTGCTACCGCTGGGCTTAGGATTTATTTTAAGCGAGAAATAAAAGAGCTTACTAAAGCAGACGCTGGAACATCCCTTGGTATTCCGGAGTCTTTTATCGACTTCGTCTCTAACGGCGTATCTCGTGAGTATTGTGTCCGCAACGATATGGTGAGACTGAAGGTCATAGACACAGACATAGAGAGACTTAAAATTGAGATAAAAAAATTCTTTAGCAAGAGACAGACTTCAAAAAACGAAAGAATGATAGGGAGATATACTTCTTACGAATAAAAAGAGATATTAACCCAGTCACAGCTTAATTATGTCTTGGAACAATCAAACTAAAAACCTAATGGAAGCCATCTACTTCACAATGGAGGATGGTTTTTATTATCTTGTCGGAACTGGTGAGGACTTGATTTTAGTTACCCAAGATGAAGTTAATTGGACAAACCAATCTAAAAATAACGCTTAAATCTAAAAATTAAAATATGGCTAATAAAACCTGGTCGTCAGCTCAAAAAGGAACATATAGTGCAGGAACTTCTTATACAATAGGAGACTTTGTTGTTTATAATGGGTCTTCTTACACTTGTATCGCCAACTCAACTGGAAATTTGCCCACTAACGCAACTTATTGGGCTTTAATCGTATCTAAAGGAGATACAGGCGACACTGGTGAAACAGGCGCAACTGGT